GACAGCACCTGGTCGATACGGGTGCCCAACGCCTCATCGGCGCTCGACCTTGCCGTCGCTTCCTGGGTGATCGCGGCGACATTGCCGTCGACGCTGGTTTTCAGCTGCGTCAGCTGGGTGGCCGTTGCCTGGCGATCGGTGACCACAACCTGCGTCAGCTCGGTGATTCTCGCCGAGTTCTGCCCCACCGATGCGTCCAGCGTGGTGATGCGCTGTGCCAGCGCCTCGTCTTCCGTGGCCCTGACCTTGGTTTCCTCGACCACCTGCACGACCGTGTTCCAGCCACGCAGCGCATCCTCCAGGTCGCCAGCACCGTCATCGCTACGGGCCGCGGCGCGCAGCACTTCCAGCGTGCTCGCCTGGGCTTGCACCTTGCCGTCGACGGCGCTGATGTCCGCCGCGTTCTTCTGCACCTGCTGAGCCAGGCCGTTTGCCGACTCGACCGCCTGCCCGACGTCAAGCCAATAGGCTGCGTTCGGCGGCGCAGTATCGCGCGGCACCGCCTGGATAGCCTGGTACAGCCTGCGACCGTTTGGCCCGCCGCGCACCGTGTCGCCAGGGGCGTAGGTGAGCGCCGGGTCATAGGCCAGCGCGTCGACGAGATCGCCGATCTGCTGCTCGAGCTCTTCCCGCACTTCGTTCAGGCGGTCGTTGACCGAGCCAGGCCCATCACCGTCGATCAGGTCGATACGCTCGGCCAAGTGCTGGCCAAGCGCAGAGGCGTTGACACGCTCGGCGAAGTAGGCGTCGTACTTGCTGACGTCCGTGCTGCTGATACCGTCGATCCAGGCCGTCCAGGCGCCGACGTTGCCGGTGCGGTCGACCAGCCGGGCACGGAACCAGAAGCGCACACCGGCAGCCAGGCCATGCAGTTCGTGCTCGCTCTGCGGGTAGGCGAAATCGCCCAGCTTCAGCGCGTTCTGGCCGGTGGCGTTGTTGGCGTACTCCACTTCGGTGCGCTGGGTATCCTCGACGCCTTCCGGGAACAGCCATTTCAGGCCGATGCCGAAGATCAGTGGTGTGGTGGTCAGCGAGGCCAGGGCCGGCGGCAAACCGGTCTTGCCCTCAAGCTGGGTCAGCATCGAGTCGCGCCAGATCGACGACACGTCCCAGGCGCTGACAGCGCGCACCCGGGCAACGTAACCGCCGGTGTAGATGCCGACGACATCGACGCTCAGGGCGCCGCTACGTGGCAAGCGGATCCAGTTGCCCGAATCCTTGCGCCACTCGACGTCATACGCCACCGCGCCCGACACGCTCGGCCAGGCGATCGTCATCGTGTTAATGGCGATGCCCTGATCCAGACTGTGAAACGCCGTAATGGCCACGCCGGCCGGCGCCTCGATGCTGCTGATCGGCACCACGCTGATCGGCCGGGTTTCCAGCCGGGCGCCAGTGTCGATCGCATCGAACTTGCTCGGCTCGTACTGCAGGGCGTCGATGGTGTAGTTGCCGTCCGCGTCGCGCGCCACCTTCATCACCCGGTAGAGCTGGATGCGCAGGTCATCCGCATCAACCGCCCACACCAGCTGCGGCGCCGGGGCCTCGCTGTAGTCGGTGGTGACGGTCACCTGGCGGCCGGCGACCAGGCGCACAGTCCGGCCCTCGGCCTTGCCGCTCGGGAGGTTGAGGATCAGCCGGTCACCCGGCTTGACCTGCGTGTCACGATCCAGAGTGATCACGCGGCCAGCGACTGCCGAGATTCGCCCGCCGATCTCCCGACCGGCCAGCAGCGAGTCCGCCACCGGGATCACGTAGCCAGGGAGCGGGATGCGCCCCTCCAGGCCGGTTTTGAAGTTCACCGTCCTGTCTTGGGTGTTGGTCAGCAGCACCCATTTGCCACGGCGCTGGGCTTCGCTCTGCCGGGTGCAGCCGATGGCCGAAAGCTCGACGGGGCGGTCGCCATAGCGGCGCTGCAGGCGCTTGTCGGTAACCGGCACCACGTCGGTGTCGTAGTTGTTTTCAGGGTTGTCGAAGCTCACCAGCGCGCGGCTGTAACGCGTGCGCGCGGAACCGCTGCCATAGGTGAACTTGCCGTCGACCACATTGCCGCGGGTGAACACGTAGTCGAAGTCGGTCTCGCGCGGCATATCGGCCTGGCTCATGAGCTGGCCCTGCGACCAGTACGTCATGCCGCGGTAGATCGCCGCGATGTCGCGCAGCAGCACCCACGCCTCGGCTTTTGCCTGCAGGTTCAGGTCACACAAAAACCGCGGCTCCTGCCCGCCCTTGCCGTCATCGACCAGCTGGTCGCAGTACTGCGCAATGCGGTACAGCTCCCACTTATCGACCATCCAGGGTTTGATGCGTCGGCCCAGGCCGAAACGATCATTCACGCACAGGCCGTAGGTGATCCAGGCCGGGTTGTTCGTCCAGGCATTCTTGAAGGTGCCGTCCCATACGCCGCTGTAGGTGCGAGTATCGGGATCGTAGTTGCTGGGCACCTGAAACTTGCGCGCCTTGCACTTCACGGTCACCGCCGGAATGTTGGTGAACTGCTCGGCGCTGAACTCAATGAACAGCAGAGCGGTGTTCGGGTACCGCAGCTTGGCGTCGATCACCTCGGACAGGCCGGCGATGATCATGGTGTCGGCGATACGGTTGTTGTTCTGGTTGGCGGTCAGCCTGCGAACGCGCAACTGCCAGCCGGTTTCAGCCTTCGGCAAATCGATCCGGCGAGAGCGCTCGTAACGGGTGGTGGTCTTGCCATCGACTGCTTCGCGCAATGCCTCGACATACGCGCCGCCGTCGGTGGCCACGTCCACCGCATACTCCATGCGGTAGCCACCCAGGTTGCCTTCGCTGTCCTGCCGCTGCAGCGCCGGCCATGCGAACCGCAGGCGCACCGCAGAGAGCTGGGTGTTGCTCAGCGCGCGCACGAAGGCAGTATCTGAGCGCAGCTCGACGTTCACCGTCGTCTCGTTCTCAACATTCGGGATACCAGGGATGTGGCTCTGCTCGACGGAGCCCGGGCGCCACTCCCAGCGCACGCCTGGAAAGTTGAGGTTGCCGGCGGCATCGGCCAGCGGCGTATTGTCAAGGAAGATGTTTTGCGCGGTAGGGGTGCCCTCGAACTCGCCCTCGCCCACCGCGATCAGGATCTTGGCTGTCGCTGTGGACTGAAGGTTGTCCGGGGCCTCATACGGTGATTTCGGCTTGCTTTCGCCGCCCTTGCGGCCGATCAGCTCAAGGTGGTCACCGGCTACGGCTTCGCGCGCTGCGCCCATGCTGCTTTCTCCCAGGCGTAAAAAAACCCGCACATGGCGGGTGTCTGTTCGGATGTGGCGTTACAACTGGTCTTCGGCGTAGATGCCCGCGCTGATGATTGCGCCACCCCAGCGCCGATCGCCGGCGCAGAAAGGGACGGGGTTGCCGCTGGCCGTGGTGTTGCGCGCGCTGCCGAAGGCGTAGGACGGCATGTTTTCCGGCCCGGCGCTGGTAGAGAGGCCTTTGGGTTGGGGACTCATCATCTGAATCACGCCACCGAGCATCATCGCGCCCCCCATCTGCATCATGCCAACGCCGAAGCCAGATAGGGTGCCGACCGAGAAGTACGAAAGTGCGGCGCCAACAACTACCAGCACCGCGCCGATCACTGTCTGCATCACCCCGCCGCGCTTGCTGCCCCGCAGTATCGGGACGATGCGAATCTCGCGAGCTCCGCCCAGCTCCAGCTCCTGCTGGCCAATGTTGCGGCGGTTACGGAAAACGGCGTACTCCAAGCCATCTGCGTGGGAACTGGCCAAGGCCTTGGCGAAGCCTGGGTGGTTGGTGTCGATCGCCTTCACCGCCTCCCTGACGTCACCAGTGCCAAGCATGAACCGATGAATCCGGCCGAATTTTCGGGCCAAGGATCCTGACAGCTTGATCGTGGTCATCGGTGTGTAATGCAGAACTGATGCTGTCATGCCTTCCTCCGGGCAATAAAAAACCGCCCGAAGGCGGTCGTCTTTCTCTGTTCAGAGCGATGTCGGCTCGAGCACCGGGCCATCGCCTGGCCTCACGCTGATCCTGAATTTCTTCACCTCGCCAGGGCGGACAAGGGTTGAGGTCTCGCGGCGATATCCGGTGTCGACAGCGCACAGCCCCTTCCCACCGTGGTTACCGATGCCGACGATGTGCTGTCCCTCAGGAACGGAGAAGGTAGCGGCCTCGCCTGGGTCAAAAGTTGCTGCCAGCTTACCGTCGAGGTAAAAGCCGATGAAGCAACCACCGCCCATATAGCCTGCATCCCTCGTGACCTGCAGCGTACCGCCGATTGCAAGCGGGTCCTGTGCGAGCAGCAGCCGATCCGCCGGTACTGGCTTGGCCTTATCAATCGGCACATGAGTGGTCGCGCAGCCGGACAGCGCAAGGACCAGCGCGGCAAGTATCACTTTACGCATAGACGAAACTCCCAATCAGATCGGCCTGAGTTTACAGCAGGTTATCGAGGCAGCAATTATGCGCGCCAACCGGGCGGCTCAGCGATTGATGTCAGGATGACGCAGCACCAGGCGAGAACGCTCCCACCACGGCCCGCCGAAAACGATGATCTCGCTCGGCTTGCCGTAAAGGTGGTGCAGCAAGAACGGCCCGGCGCCGAACACTTTCACCTCCTCGCCGGGCAGCGAAGGGTCATCACCCAGATAGAT